TCATTTGTATGGCATAGAGTCAAACCCGTAACAAAAGGAGAAAGGAATAGTCTAGTGATATGGAATCTAGGTTATCCATTTAAATAATATGAATGATATAAAACAAGGCGGAAGCAATAAACCTAAAGGACATGTAGATTTTAACTCTGCATTTTATTTTCAAACACCAGTTTGGATTGCAGAAGCTCCAATGTTTCTTAAAAACGCAATTAAGGTAACAGATAAATATATTAAGAAAGCCGATAAACTTCTTAAAGATAAATTAAAAAATGAACCTAAATGGAAAAAAGATATAGGTACATTTGGTTTATCCAAACATAGCGAAAGTTTTTCAAACGATCCTAAAGTAAAAGATTTAGTAGAGTTTATAGGTCAACGATCCTATGAGTTTTTAGATTGGCAGGGGTTTAATTTACAAAACCATAGCTTACATTTTACAGAATTTTGGGTGCAAGAGTTTAGTGAAAAAGGCGGTGGTCATCATTCTACACATCAACATTGGAATCAACATGTATCAGGATTTTATTTTTTAAAATGCAGTGAAAAAACATCTTATCCTATTTTTCACGATCCAAGGCCTGGTGCAGAAATGACAAAATTGTTTACGAAAAATCCACAACAAATTACATTAGCATCTAGTCAAGTTCATTATAAACCAAAACCAGGAACAATGATTATCTTTCCAGGTTATGTTCCTCACGAGTTTGCAGTGGATGCAGGACTAGATCCATTTAGATTTATACATTGGAATATTAAAGTTGTTGAAACAGCAATATCAAAAGAAAGGAGTCAAAAAAATGAGCTTCAAAAAAAATAAATATTGTGTCATCAAAGAAGCTGTGCCTAAAGACATAGCTGAATTTGTTTACAATTACTTTTTACTTAAAAGAACTGTTGCTAGAACTTTATTTGATCAAAGATATATATCTCAATTCACAGAAGAATGGGGAACGTGGGCAGATGAACAAGTTCCAAATACCTATTCGCATTATGCAGATATAGCTATGGAAACTTTACTGATGAGAACTTTACCTATTATGGAAAAGAAAACAGGACTTAAATTAAATCCAACTTATTCATATGCAAGAATATATAAACCAGGTGATGTCTTACATAGACACAAAGATAGATTTAGTTGTGAAATATCTACAACATTAAATCTAGGTGGTGATCCTTGGCCTATACATTTAGAGCCAAAGAAAAATGTAGGTATACCTGATGGTAAAAAAATAACTGTATCTAGTCAAAATAAAGGAATAACAGTTAATTTAAAACCTGGTGATATGCTTGTTTATAGAGGCATGGAGTTAGAACATTGGAGAGAAGAGTTCCAAGGCGATAACTGTGCTCAGGTATTTTTACACTATAATGATCAAAAATCCAAAGATGCAGCTCAAAACGTAAATGATCGAAGACTACATTTAGGACTTCCAAGTTGGTTTAAAAAGTAATATAATCCTTAGATGGAGGCAGTGACTCCACCACATACCTCACTGTCTCCTTTTAAGGATTATTTATGAGTTTAGGATTTGACGCAATATCAGCATTACCTTTCGCAACAGCNCAAACAGCTGGTGACGTACAANTAANTGTAGTNGGCAATCAACTAGATATTAATATTGGTAATTTTTCTATTTCAGCAGACTCTATTACAGAGATACCTGATCCAAATAGATTAACATTAGGACTTGGAACATTAACCATTACAGCAGATTCTAATTTTACTGCTACAGGTAGTCAGGTCACATTAACTACAGGCACGGCAGTAGCAAGCACAAGTGTAGATATTACACCTTCTGTAAACCAATTGACCTTAACTACAGGAAGTGTTACAATAACTGCTGACGCAAATATAGAACCTACAGGAGTCGATGTAACTCTAGCTACAGGCGAAGTTGCGGCAATAACATGGAGTGAAATAGTTCCAGGTGTAGATATGGTCTGGACACGAATAGATACAAATTAATATGGCATCAACATTTTCATCAGATTTAAAACTAGAGATTATAACAACAGGTGAGAAAGCTGGACAATGGGGTGGAATCACTAATACTAATTTACAAATTTTGGAACAAGGATCATCAGGAGTTTTAGATGTAGACATGGCGGGAGCTAGTGTTACATTACTACTTACAGATGGTGCTACATCCAATGGTAAAAATGCATACTTGAGATTACACGGAACTTTAGCAGGTAATAGAACAATTACAATGCCAAGTGGTTCAGGTGTAACTAGAGTATGGATTATGAAAGATGATACTGTTAGAGGCACAGCAAATAGAACGTTAGGAGTTTTAACAGCAAGCGGTACTACCACTCAAATACCAGTGGGTGCAACTGTTCTTTGTAGATCAAACGGAACAGAAACTGTTATGACTATCCTTGAAAAAGGTTATGCATCTATAACTGATTCAAACACTCCTTTTCCTGCGGTAAACGGAGATCAAATTTTAGCAAACACAACTGCTAACCCAATTGAAGTAGACTTACCTTCATCACCATCTGTTGGAGAAGAAGTAACTATTATTGATGCAAGAGGAACTTTTAGTTCTAATAACGTAACCGTAGATAGAAATGGTCAGCCTATAAACTCAGCTGCATCTAACTTAACTTTAAGCACAGCTGGTCAAGCAGTTACATTAGTTTATGTAGATGCAACAAGAGGTTGGGCATTTAAGACTAACACAGCATAGGGGCTTAATTAATGGCTCTAGTTGATTTTAAATTTAGATCAGGCATAGACAAACAGGACACTTCTGTTGGTGCAGAAAATAGATGGGTCGACTCCGACAATGTTCGTTTTAGATATAATCTTCCTGAAAAAGTTGGAGGATGGTCTTCATTACTTCCTGATACCATTGTAGGAGTTGCTAGAAAACAACACGCCTTTGTAGATCTTGATGGTAANAGATATGTAGCNATAGGCACAGATAAATTTTTACTTATTTATTTTGAAGGTGCTTTGTATGACATTACACCTTTTAGAAGTAACAATGCAGGAACTCAAATAACTTTCACAGGTTCAACAATTACTACAAGCACAACTCGAGGAACAGCAGTTACGATTACAACATCAACTAATCATGGATTAGAAGTAGGAGATATTATTGAATTAGATTCAGTGACAATGCCAACAGGATCAAGTATCGCTGCTTCAACTTTTGAAGATAAACTTTGTCAAGTTATAACTGTTCCTACATCAACAACTTTTACAATTACATCGCCATCAGCAGAAGCTAATGGTGGTGGTTCTGATTTAACTTCAGGAAGTTCTTGTGTGGTTGAACCTTATCAAACAGTTGGACCAGAGGCACAATCCTATGGATATGGTTTTGGTATTGGAAATTATGGCGGAACAGTTACAGGTTCACAAAGTACAGAACTAGACGGATCATTAAATGCTGATACAGCAGGTACAGGTGGATCAGGAACAAGTGTAACCGTAGATGCCACAGCAGGATTTGCATCAGCAGGAACAATTGCTGTGGGTACAGTTCCAAGTGCTGAGTTAATTACTTATGGTTCGACAAACTCTACAAATTTTTTAAGCATTACTAGAGGTGCATCAGGAACAGCAACAACTGGAACATCAAATGGTCAAGCCCATTCTACAAATACAACAGTTCAAGACGCAACTTTATGGACAGGTTTTGGAGATGCTGTGTCTGCATCAACCGTGACTCTTGAACCAGGGCTATGGTCATTAAGTAACTTTGGTCAAGTGTTAGTCGCAACTATTGCTAATGGTGAGACTTTTACTTGGGACTCTTCTATTGCAACTAACTTTACAACAAGAGCATCTAAAACAACTTCAGGTTTTTCTACAGCCATCAGTGGTTCACTAGGTAATCCTACTGCATCAAGATTAACTTTAATATCACCCACAACAAGACACTTAATTCACTTTGGAACAGAAACAACAATTGGTGATCCAACAACTCAAGATGATATGTTTATTAGATTCTCAGATCAAGAATCTATCAATGATTACACACCCACAGCAATTAATTCTGCGGGTACACAAAGATTACAAGATGGTACAAAAATTGTAGGTGCTTTGGTTGCTAAAGAAAATATTCTAGTATGGACAGATAATGCACTCTATACAATGAAATTTGTTGGAGCTCCTTTTACATTTGGTTTTGAACAAGTAGGTACGAACTGTGGATTAATAGGTCAGAACGCTGCTGTAGAAATTGATGGTGTTGCTTATTGGATAAGTAATAATGGTTTCTTTGCTTTCGATGGTACGGTTAAAACATTAT